CGCCAGCTTTCACAATATTTGTGCGGGTTCCAGTTGTGGAAACAATAACATTTATGCTCAAGCCACTTTTTGCAGTTGCCGCAACACTGGAGGTTTTCGAGTCTGCTGCGAATTTCGTCGAATGCTTCCTGATTGTCACCATCATCAACCAGATTTACTAGCTTTTCGTGACTTAAATTATTTATTCCCATTATCTCCCTCTTTTTTAATTCTTACGTCAGGACAGCTTTTTCTTCTATTTCAATAAAGTAAAAATCTGATAAAAAATTCTCTTTTGTTTTCTTTGATGTTACTTTAAATACAAGGCCGCAGTGGGCACATGGTAAGGTCTGGAGATGTTTTGTTATCCCAGAGATTGTAATAATAAACACTGTTCCTGCGGGCATTTTACCGAGCTGATTCCCTACAATTCTCGTTGACACAACATAATGGCCCTCCCAATCTTTAATTTTGGCTGGCGGGTCAATCTTATGGTAATTAATCATTTTCTTTTCCTCCAATCTCTTTCCTTTTATATCCCCTCTCAATCCTTGTTAGCCCGTCGGGATACCAATCTTTGCAGTAATGTCCTGGGCTATATCCATGCTTCGACCGGCAATCTCCGCGGGGTGTATAGCGCTTACAGTTTCCGCAGCACTTGATATCATTGGAAATATCTTCAAGTTCTTTTGCTTGCCTAATAAATTCGTCCATCTTCCACTCATCAGGCCGATCTATTCTCCATTGTTTTAAGTGCTCACTAAGATTAATCATTATCATAGTTTTTCCTCCTTTATTTATACCCTACCAATCTTTGTCAACCCATCGGGATACCAGTCATGGCAACATGATCCGGGCTGCATATTGTAGCAGCTACGGCTTGCAGTATATTTTACACAGTTGCCGCAGCACTTTAAATCATTTGCCTGCTGCTCAATGATGGCCATCTGTTTTTTAAGGACTTCGATCAACGATTCAAGCATTGCTATCTGGTTCATTTTTTCACCCCCTTCCATAAAGCCTCCGATATTCATCACGATAGTTCGCCTGATATTGCCGGTAGTCGGCGTTTGTGGCATATCGCTCACGCTGTTTGCGGTTGATATCAGCTCGGTTTGCTTCCCTGTATTTCCGGGCCAGCTCAAGTATCCTGGCCCGGTTTCTCTGGTAGTAGTTCATCACTTTCCCCACACTGGGCACCCCGCGAACTTTTTACACGCACTGCAAAATGCCCACGTATATGTCGTTTCTGGGTTGTCTGGGCACGGCGCTGGTGCCATTTCAGCCGGTTCCGGGTCTGGAACGGCGGCGGCAGGCTCTTCTTTTTTTGCCTTGACTACCTCGGCGCAGAGATAATCGTAAATACCCTTCTGGATATCGCGCGTGGACTCGCTACCGGTGATTTCGCGCAGAAAAGCCTTGATTTCCTCGTCTGTTTTGCCGGACTCTTTGGCGATTGTATAAAACCGCTTGCGCTGCTTGTCGCTGATAAGCACAGATTTGGCATTCTGGCTTGCGACGTTGGCCTGTGGCGAGTTTTCTTCTGGAGGCTGGCCGATTGTGTCGGGGATGTCATTGGGTTGTTTTGTGCCCTCGTGTTTTGTATTGGTCTTCTTTCCCGTAGCTGCATTACCGTCATCGTCGACTTCGGCACAAATGGAAATAAACGATTGCAATGAATACCGACGTAGATACGTCAAACATGAACCATAGGATTGTGGATCAGACTTTACCGGTTTCATTACAATTCTGCCCTCAAGCCACTCGCCAGATGAATGACATAGGCGTGTATCCAGTCCGACCATATCAGGATGCTCAGTAAGAAACACAGGTGATTGAACTATACTCAAACCGTTATCCGTCAACGGCTTGCGACATGCTTCCCATATTGACGATAGATCGGCGTATTTTGATTTAAAAAATGGATTATCTGATTCCTTCTTGGCGTTCTCAATAACCGCCTGTGCCCTTGCTAATGCCTCTGCAAGTTTCCCGATAGTTTCTGATTGAATCATCTTTGACCTCCTCTTTGTTTGTTTGCATCAGGGGTGGTTGCCCACCCCCTCCGCAATTTATTAAAAATGCGCAAACTCACCGTGTAAAATTACTATTGCCTTTCTTTTTGCCTCAATCGCGTCGTCCTTTGATTTAAAATGTCCAATCAGGAACTCTTTGTGATTGGCTTTTATTTTAACCCGCCACCGTTTTTCTTTTCCATGCCATGAAACACACTTCTCTTTTGACTTTGAATTTTTGTTTGCTCCCCTGTTCATCCCATTTTGTGAATTACTGCAAATTCTTAAATTGGCCTTTCTATTGTCAAGTCCATCGCCGTTGATATGGTCAACCTTCAGCCCATCAGGTGCATCAGTAATTACTCGATGGATAAGAATTTGTTTTTGCCCCCTTATGCTTCTACCACCATAATAAACTTTTGCATTCCTTGGACTTTTATGTGCAAACCATTTCCATTGGTTTAAATATTCAAAATCTTCGTCATCAACTAAAGCCATCTTGTTTTGTGTTAATTTAATTTCTTTCATTGCCATCATCCTTTAATAAACTTGAGGTTTGCGCTGCCCGGACTCATACAATCCGGGCAGACACAAAACATCATACTACCTCTTCAACCGGCCTTTGTTGTCCGGGGCCGACGACCGGGAATAGGCTTCTTCTGTTTCCTGTTCGCCATCGTCAAGACGGCGTTCCTTCATCTCGATGTCATAGCATTCCTGCGACTTTCGTCTGCCATATTCCGTAAAAAGATAGCTGCAATCGTGTGGATATAAGTTCATTTTGTGCCTCCCAGTTTCCTGAATTTATCCGCGATCTTTTTAATTTCCCTCTCCAATTTCACGAAAGCATCCTCGTGATATATTGGATATTTATTCTGTATTTCTTTTTCCCGATTCGCGACCTTCATGGCATCGGCTTTGAAGGATATCGCCTGTGCCTCGCATATCAGGGCGTTAAACTCTGCATACTTTTCGGATTCTGTCATTTCTTTCATGGTGCCTCCTTTCATGGTGCCTCCTTTCATGGTGCCTCCTTTCTTGAGTTTTAGACACAAGTCTGGCCGTTCTCTCCGCATCCTATCTCCAATCAATTTCATCCCTTGCTAATTTCCCAAGGTTGCAATCGCTACATAGTATTTGTAAATTGTTTTCATCTAACTCAAGCTCGGGATATTTAGACCTTGGTTTAATATGGTCAACATGTATTACAACGCCGTTTTCTTTGTAACTTCTGCCGCATAATTGGCATTTGCCACCATATTTTCTCAAAACGTTATATCTTACTTTCCTCCATTCAACAGATTCATAAAAACTAATATTTTTTTGTTTTTGTTCTGTCTGAATTTTCATTATTTCATTATCAGAAAAGTAATTATGAATTTCCCTTTCTACTCTCTTGCGCGCTCTTTTTTTTATTTGACAATTTGCTAAGTTTTTGTCGTTGTCGTAAGTTTTCCCTAATGCTTTAGCAAAAGACGCCCAAGTATGTAGTATTTTTGGATCACCTTCTGACTTTTTAAGCATTGCAATAACGCATGCTCTTGCTGTGGTTCTTTTCATTAGATACCTCCGGTTAGGTGGTGGTGTGGAAGGGGAACCGATTGAACCGGCAATCAGTAATTACGGATTATAAGCCCAACCCTTCCATAATTCATGTGTTTAATTTTCCATTATTTGTCAAGTATTTTCCTCAAATCCACTTTGCAATCATCATTATAATGCTCACGGCCACGAGGACAGCCATGATCCAGAGAAACACTTTCCCTGCCTTGCTGACCGGCTGGTCAAGCCATGCGTCCATTTTGTTAAGCTCAACAAAATGGTTATTCAGCTTCAGCATTCTCCACGGGGCCTTCATTGCTTGTCTCCTTTCCGTCGTCGTGCTTTTTGAAAAATATGATGGTTGTGTTTTTGTCAACATTTATCTGGCCTATCCAGTCCGGCATTCCTTCTTTAAAGGCGAACGCCGGCCTAAGTTTCTCAAATAATTCCGGCTCGACATCGTGGAGATTTATTTCCCGCGATCCGCTTTCATATGACCACATTGTTACGGTCTTCATTTTATCCTCCTAATATTTCCTTTTTCAGTTATCTCGTAAAACTCACCAGTCCCGACAAATCCTGGCGTTGCAAGACGGCAACAGCCACTTTTGCCGTTACGCGGTAAATAGTGCTGGCATTGTTTACCGCACGTGTCGCTGGTGCGGATGAAATCTATGTAGTGTGCGCACCATAAAAACTCACCACCCTTTTCTCTTTTTTGCAGTTCAACGATGAC